AAGTATGGAATTGATGCAGTATCAATTAGCCAATCTTCAAATTCAAAAAATAATATTGATGCATGCTCTGGTACTGGAGAACTAAAAGATGTTGGTCTTCGTGCTATTAACGCTGTATCACTACTAAATCTATCTAGCATTCCAGTATTTGCAGGCACTGGAAACAACTCTAATGCAAAGAGCATTGCTCCAGTTGGCTTCCCAGCATGTATAACTGAGGCTATTGGAGTAGGCGCAGTCCGTCCAAACCTTACAGAACTTGCACCCTATACTAATAGGGGGCTTGGCCTTGATGTAATTTCTTTAGGTACAGCAGATACAAAAACATATAAAGGACACGTTGTGACCCTAAGTGGGACATCTGTTTCTACAGCAATCGCAGCAACTTCATATGTAAAAAATAAAGGATCTAAAACATTTGTTGATTTTTCAAAAAGTCTTTTAAATGTTTTGGGATTTCCATATATAACTAAGTAATGTATTGAGTCCTAGGCATGACTAAAACTGCCTGCCTTGCCCTATAACTCAGTTGGTAGAGTGCCGAACTGTTAATTCGGATGTCCCTGGATCGAGGCCAGGTGGGGCAGCGTGATATAATAGAAGCACATGTCAATAAGGAGGCATATCATGGCAGCAAAAGGTAGTTTAGAAGCAATTATAGAGGTTGCAAAGAAAGAAGTGGGCACAATTGAAGGCCCTAAAGATAATGAAACAAAGTATGGTAAATGGACTGGAATGAATTTTCAACCATGGTGTCAATCATTTGTTTCTTGGTGTGCATTCACATCAGGATTAAACCCAAAGAAGTATCCAAAGTCTGCATCAACAGTAGCAGCATCAGATTGGTTTAAAAAGAATGATCGTTGGTCAGATGCTCGTAATGATGACCCAACTCCTGGAGACTGGATTTATTTTGATTTTCCAGATGATGGTGTAAATCGTATTTCACATGTTGGTATTTGTATTAAGAATAATGGTGATGGAACTATTCAAGTTATTGAAGGAAACACTTCAGGAACTGCAAAGGGAGATCAGCGCAATGGCGGAATGTGCGTAGAAAAAACTCGTGCATATGTTAAGAATAATAAAAAGAAGTTGCTCAATGGAATTGTTGGTTGGGGCCGTCCAGTTTATGCTGGCGAAGAAGATGCACCACTACTAAATAAAGTTGCAGTCCCTGCACCTGCAGTAAAGAAAGCACCAGCAAAGTCTGCTAAACCAGTAGTAAAGAAAGTAAAGTAAATGGAATCAACTAAAAGAACACTACTAAAAACAGCAAGTTGGGAAACTTTTCACCTTGTTGGTGTAGCAGGTGTCATTTATTTATTTACTGGTGAATGGGAGTACGCAAGTCTTGGTGCTCTACTTTATATTGGTTGGGAAGCCATTGGTTACTTCCTACATGAAAGAGTTTGGGCAAGATTTGGAAAGAAGGTAAAGTAATGCGTATTAAGATTATTCGTTTTGTTGTCAAAACACTTGGATATGAATGGCTTGGAGATGAACTAAATCTTCCAGTTTGGTATGTAAAAGAAAAGAAAAAATCTAAATAAATGTCATCATACGAATACGACTGTATGCCTTGCGGTAAAAGATATACAAAAGAAAGATCTATTAAAGAAAATGATCCAGGGTATAATTGCGAAACTTGCAATATGCCCTTGGTTCGTGTATACTCTAATGTAGGAGCAGTATTCAACGGTAGTGGATTTTATTCCACAGATAACAGAAAGCGGTAGTATAATGTTTACAATGATTAAAGATGAAATAAAGCAAGATTGGCTTCTATCACCTTTAGATCGATGTGATAAATGTAATGCTGAGGCCTTGGTTAAGGTTACAGGCATAAATGGAGACATTCTATTTTGTGGTCACCACTATAATAATGTAATGTCTACTCCAGAAGGATACAGCAAGATGATGTCTTTTATGATCAGTATCATTGATGAACGAGAAAAACTTGTTGAGAACAAGTCTAAGGGTAAGGATTACTAATGTATGAATATTATGTAAGAAAAGTAGAGAATGTAGTAGATGGAGATACCATTGACGTTCTTATTGATTTAGGGTTTGATATCTTGTTTGCATCCCGTGTAAGATTGGCTGGTATTGATACCCCTGAGTCTCGCACAAAGGATCTTGCTGAGAAGGCTCTTGGTCTAGAAGCCAAGGAATACCTAAAGAAGTCTCTGAAGGATGCTAAGTCTGTCATCATTAAGACTGAGAAGATGGACTCATCTGAAAAATATGGTCGCATTTTAGGCTGGGTATATGTAGACGGGAACACAGTATCTCTTAATGACATGATGATCAATGATGGTTATGCTTGGGGATATCTTGGAGATACCAAGGTTAAGGATTTTAAAGCACTTGCTAAGGCAAGAGCCAAGTCAGGTAAGTAGTGAGTCTACAGACGGACGCTTTGCTTGAGCATTTAATGCTTCAGGGTGCCGTAGAATTTCAGGGTATAGATGAAGTAACTGGAGAAATGCTATATACAATAACTGATAAGTTAAAGGAAGTAAGTCCTGATATATACGATCAACTTAAAGATCAGTATGAGCATCACATGTTCCAATTGATAGATCAGGGTCCAACAAGAATGACATGGAGAGTACGCTAATGAACTTTAAAGATGAAGATGATGCTATAGACCAGTTGATTTTGTCAGGAGCCCTTGAGGTTGCTGGTATAGATATTGAAACAGGTGAGCCAATGTATAACTTTACAGACAAGTTAGTTGAGGTTAGTCCAGAACTTCATAATGAAGTTTCTACATATTTTTCTCGTGAAACCATGTCTTTATGGAGCGAAGGATTTTTAAATATGGATGTGACAGAAAAAAATCCAATGGTCACCCTGACAGAAAAAGCGTTAGATGATGAAGAATTGTCAAAACTAAGTAAAGAAAGCCAAACAACTTTAAAAGAAATAATTAGGGTTATTTCTTCAGATAAGTAGTATAATTGTTCTGGAGGAACTATGGAATATTTTCTTGGATCGGCAATAACTTTGATAGCCATGTTTGTAACAACAAGGCTTATTTCTTATAATAAACTGGATAAGAAAAACAATATGCCCAGGTATAGTCAAAGTAGTATTCACATGTTGATTCTTCCTTTGCTTCCAGAAATTAAAAAATATAAAAAGAAAATGATTACTCAGTCTAGTAAGCATGAAGAGAGAACAAATATAAAAGTTGTTATTTTTGACAATAAAGCATACTTTGTAAAAGATGGAACCTTCTATTGTGCAGAAATGAACGGAACTGAAATAGACGGAGCCAATGCAACCCTAGTTGACACAATGGGTATGGATAAGATACAATTAGATAAGATGTTGTTCATAATGGATCAACTTAGAGATGGGAATAAAAATGATAGTGGGGATTCAAGGAACTAGTAGTTTTGATGACTACCAGGTTTTTCTTAGAGCCATGGCAGTAAGCATGTCTTCTTTAAGTGAAGAGGATCCATACTTCTACTTATATTCTGCAGGACCAGCAAACATTAACTCTATGGCGATGGAGTTTGCAAACTTATCAGAGCGAGGACTAAAGGCTCGTGGGAAAGGCATTAAATATAAACCTGTTCCACCTTTGTGGATATCAGATAATATTTTAGACTTAAACTATTTTGCCTTTTTAAGTAAAGAAAAAGAACAGGTCTCAAGGCTTGTGGATGAAGCAAAAACAAATAATGTCGAATACGGCATTTTTAGATACTAGGAGAGAATGATGCAAATCAATTCATTAGAACAAATGGAAAAAATTGTAAAGGAAAATAAAACTTTACTTTGGGATGGCTGGACAGTAGTTAACTCTTATCCTTCTGAGAAGGGTAGAACAGCCCCACAGGGGGCATTTGTGGATGGTAAGTGGCATCTACAGCGTCGGTTTGTGCCTTCTACGAACGGATGGGATATACCAGACAAGTTTGTGAGTTAGTATGCCAAAGCATGAATGGAAAGATGAAGCATTATGCTTAGAATATGATACAAACTTATTCTTTGAAAAGTATGAAGATGATGAACTACTAAGGCCAGCAATAGAAAAGTTATGCTCTAACTGTCCTGTTTCAAAGATGTGTTTTGCTGTTGGCGTTTCACAAAAAGAGTGGGGTGTATGGGGCGGAGTTTATCTTGAAGGTGGACAATTGTCTAAAGAATTTTCAAAGCATAAGTCTAAATCAGACTGGGCAAATACTTGGCAAAGACTAACAACGGAGCAATAAAATGTATACAGATTCAATGAGGCGAGCATTTCGATCAATAAAAGGTCCTGATGGATTTCAACTTCAGATCATTGATCATGACAATTTTTTAACAGTAAAAGCAAGTGAAAAACAATTTATGAGTCTTTCTGGAGAAGAAAGAAAGCAGGCTGTTGAGTACATGATTCGCACAAAAAAAGCCCTTGAGGAAAATGGAGCAATTGTTTTATTAGTTAGAGAAGGCGGTAAAGAATTATGATTGAGTTTGTAGCATTTGCTTTATTTATTATATTATTTTTTATTTTAATATTTAAAAATGTACAGTTAAAAGTAAAACTTTCTTCAACAACTTTGGAACTTATAAAAGCCCACTTAGATAAGACGATACTGTCTGAAAAGTTGTTAGAGTTATCAGATAAAAAAAATAAATTAGAAGACCCATCATCAGAAGCATTTTTAAAATTTGTTTCAGATTCTAGAGATTGGGCTTATCAATATATAGAAAATGTTCAAACCTCATTAAATAAGTTTATTACTGATATTGAGCCTGAAGTGGTATATTTTGATGCATATGGAGACCTAATGGGGGCAGAGCCTAACTACAATTCAATGAAGAAAATTTCTGGGGCATATAAAGAACTAAAGAAATTGCTACCAGAAGATCATGAAAATTTGTAAACATGAAAATTTATCTTTTTACATCTAACATTGAACTTATAAAAGAGTTAGAGTTAATAGGTCTTGATGGAGTACTTCATACATACAGTGCCAACCATGATAGTGCATTTTTATCAATTATAAAACAAATGCCAGAAACAAATATTAAACATATGGTTGCAGTTAGACCCTACAATATATCTCCACAACTTCTTTCTCAAATAGGAAAAACCTTTAATAATTTATTTTGTAAAAATATATTACAAATAAACTTTGTAACTGGTTGGACCAAAGAAGAGGAAAAAGATTGTGGAGGAATTGTTGGGCCAGTAAATGATTCTTCAGAAAGAGCAGAAAAATCAAAATATCTACAAGAATACATACATGTCTTAGAAAGTATGGATCATCATGGATTAGACTATTATGTTTCAATTACTAACAACTTTGCATTTGATGTAGCAGCAAAATATAATAGTAAAATGATAATTGACTACTCTCATTTTGAAGAAAATAGGTACGATATTAAAAACAAAAAAGTTATGGTAATGATGCCCCACACTGCTAGTGATGGAAGCCTTTTTAGCCATGAAGAACTTTTTAGCAGAATGGAAGCATTAAGCATAAATGGGGTACAGGAGGTTATATTTCCTGGAGGGGATCAAGGCGCAATAGACCACACGATAGGATTTATTAAAAAATATAATAATATACCAGAATCTACTATGGTAAAATAGAGAGATGAGGGCTACTAATGAAAGATGTATTGCTATCAATACTAACAGGTTTTGGATGTGGTGTAGTATTTGCTGCATTCAAATTGCCAGTTCCAGCACCACCAGTTTTTGCGGGAGTCGCAGGAATTATTGGTTTATGGATTGGTTTTACAGTACTAACAAAAATAATATCCTAGGAGGAAAATTATGAATACAACACAACTAAAAGCAGTACTAGCATCATACGGAAGATCAGTCCTTGGTGCAGCAATTGCTCTTTACGCTGCAGGCGTAACAGATCCACAGACACTTGCTTATGCATTGCTTGGAGCCATCGTGCCCGTTGCAATCAGAGCAGTTAACCCTAACGACAAGGCATTTGGCAAGTTGCCATCTGTTGAAGACGTAGACGCAGCAGTTAAGGCTGCTAAGGTGGTAAAGAGACCAGCAGCGAAGAAAGCAGCAGTAAAGAAAAAGTAGTATAATAGATACTATTCCGCTATGAGACTTTAAAAGGTTTTACAACGGATGTTCCCTTGATGGGAAAGTTAGCAGGAGTTGAATCTTCGTGGCTAATAGACCTGAGCAGTCGTCTATAAACTGCTCATTTCTTATGCTATAATATTAATACCTGCCCAAATGGGGGGTAAATTAACTTATTCGCTTGAAAGGGGAATAACATGGTAAAAACAGCACTGGATCTTTTTAATGATCCATTTTTCAATACCTTCTCAAATTTTCAGAAGGTAACAACAACAACAAACTATCCACCTTATAATCAAGTCAAACTAAATGATACAGAGTATATTCTTTCATTTGCTTTGGCTGGATTTTCTAAGGATGATGTCTCAGTATCGCTAGACAATCGCAAACTTACAATAAAGGGCGAGAAGCAGGATGCTGAGTTACCAGAGGGTGCGGAGTATCTACATAAGGGCATTGCTGCTCGTAAGTTTACTGATATCTTCACCCTTCCTGAGTTTGTTGAGGTAGTTGGGGCTGAGTTTAAAGATGGTATCTTAGATATCAGACTTGAAAAGCAGATCCCAGAAGACAAACTACCAAAAACAATCGCAATTAAGTAGTACAATATAAATGTCCCCACACAGGACCTTAGTGATGGATTAGTTACCCATTGGATAGAGACCGTGGCGCAAGTCAGGTGAATTGCCTGTGTGGGGCTTAATATTGCACGGTATAATAGAAGCAATGACTGACAAAGAGTTAGACCATTATAATAAGCAGCAGTATAAGAAAATGCTTGCTAAGATAAAAGAGGATTCTGGCTGTGTAGATTGTGGTGTTGGTAACCATATAATCCTAGATTTTGATCATTTAAGAGACAAGAAATATAATGTATCCAGAATGATCCATGATGGGTTTTCATGGAAGGCTATAAAAAAAGAGATCGAAAAGTGTGAAGTGGTTTGTGCCAACTGCCATAGGATCAGGACCCACAACAGGTTAAACGACATGATATAATGGTTATATGTTAAAAGAAGGCGACTTTGTTATGGGATCAACCTCTGAGGGGGTTGTGCACGGTGTTATAGAACACATCATGACAGAGGGAGGAGTATACGGAGTTCCTGGAACAGAGTATGCAATTCAGTCAATGCCACCAGATAACCCAGCGATGGCTGTTAGAATTTACGAACAAGAAGACGGTAAGTGGGAGCCAA